TATAGTCATGGCACCATACACATACTGGATGCTTACGAAAAATATCAAATACAACTCCATTTGGGTCTACTACATCGCCATCTCTGTCTATGGATTTCGTTGAAAGAATATCAATTGAAGAAGACTCACCATCATCAAATTTCATTTCATTAGGAGCAAGAGAGAATCCTTTGATTACAAATTCAGCTTTATCTTCGTTCAAGTCATAATCTTTTGCAATCATATCTAAGTAATCACGATTAATATCCTTTAAAAGATAATTCTTCGTTACAATTCCCATATTGGCTCCTTATTAAAATATATGGCAGTGGTATCCATTATTATATAAATATACATTTGTGATGAAACGATATAAAAAATGCCTACTAAAATTAATTAGTAGGCATTTAAGGAAGAATGTTTATTTAGAAATTAGTTAATCTGATTTTGTAGCGAATGCTATATTGTCTATTTTTGTTAAATCGGCAGGTGTATAATTAAAGCACATATTGTAAAAGTCGCCAAAGTCTCTAAAGTCGCACGGATGCGTTTCATACTCTGGCTTTCTGAACTTGCACTTGCAGCAATAGCCTTCGTCATGTTTTTTCAATTCCTACTTCCTCCCCATATACGTCATAGTCTTCATTTTCCATTTCGTCCCCCCAAAAATCAACGTCGCTTTTGCCTTTGCCTTCTTCTTCATTTTTCACAATCCCATATACTTCGCCATCCATGTAGCACCTCCTATTTTAATTTTTTAATAGCATCCCAAGAACCAACCCCTTTGTCCTTGTCAAGCATATATGCCTTGCCTAAGTGAAGCACTATATCTGCTTTTACTTCTTCATTTGTTATCTTCCACGTTCCCGACTTGAGCAATAAGCCACAGTCAAATAAAGCCATTTCTTTAACATTCTTAATCTTGTCAATCTGAGAAGAGATATCTTTTAATTCGCTCTTTGTCTTTCCAAGCTTTTTCAATTTAAATTCAGCAAATTCTTTCATCTTGTCCCTTGCTTCTAAAAACTCTCTCCTCTTTATAAAATTATACCCTTCTTTTGCCCAAAAATATCTACCAATCGTTATGTCGGCACATAGCTGAATTTCTTTTACTCCTGAAGATTTAAGCTTTGCTTCTGCTTCTCTGTAAAACTCTTTGAGCCCAATTCCAGTATGGTCTGCTTTCAAAAGAGTTATTTCTGCTTTCTTTGGGGTGCCAAATGTATCATTCTCGTCTTCGAGCATTATTTCAAATCTGCCAACTCTTTTGTCCTTGCCTTTAGAATCTTTGTTGTACCACTCTGCTATTGTATATACGCCATTGAATTGAGATTGAATAGTCAGTTCAACCTTACTTGCTTCTTTTAAATCGCACATATCCTGAATGTGCTTGACAGACAGACCCATTTCTTTTAGTTGAAATTCAATTTCGCCCTTGTCATCAAACTCTATTGAGAATTTTCCACTTCTCACTTTGTTCTCTTCCTGCTTATTCTGATGTGCAAATCGTGGCTTGCCTGGGCCATCCCAGGAACCACTTCCATGTCCGCCTTTCCCTACTTCTATTAGCTTGATGGCTATTGAAGAAGAAAGTGCAAACTTCTCAATGAGCACATCTATATAGTCTTTGTCTTCTGGAGCATATGCCTTTTCACCAAAGCCAACCTTGCTGTAGAATTTCTCCTCGTCGTCTTTAAACCCAACGAGAAGCACTTTGCCTTCTCGCTCTTCTATTCGCCCTACTTCTTTAAATTCTCCCATGTCTCTTTCAAGGACTGAATATGTTCTCATTAAATGTACCCCAGATTTCTCAATGTTTTTTCTTCAAGCACTGCAAACTTACCTACGGCCATAGCTTTCGCTCGTTCCCAAAAAGCATCTATTTCTCTCTTAGGTAACTTCGCACCTTTGAACAAGCCATTTATTTTAATCTTGTCGTTCAGCATCTTTGCACCAACTTCTTTTGCTGTCTCAACATATTTTTCTGATGCTCGAATGTACCTTGGGGCATTGCGATATACTTCGCCAAAGTACTTAGCAATTAAATTGTATCCAGCATCTTCAATAAATCTTCCGTTCCATGCTTTCTGAGGAGTATGAGCAAATGAAGCACCATTGTCTATGAGCTTTAATTCTCCACTTGCTCCAAATCCAATATTGCCTTCATGCCTGTCTATGTTGGCAACTAAGTCGTCAAATACTGATATTTTCATAAGCTTGTCTTGCTGAATTACAAGTGGCAATTCATTCCACTTGGTGTTGAATGGCAACTTATTGATTTTTCTATACCCATCAATGAACTGCTGCGTGCTTCCTACGGTCTTCAGCTTAATTCCTTTCTTCAATACAGTTTCAGGAACCAAGTCCCACCCAAGTATTTTGTCAATTTCAGAAGCAAGTACTTCTCTTTGCACCATAGAGCAGTCATCAAGATTCATCATACCAGAAGCAGAACGATAATATCTTTTTTGCTTGAGTCTTTCCTGACGTTCGTTCTTGTATATGCCTTTGCCATCACCATCTATCTTAACCAATGCGCATTCATTTAATGTTCCAGTAATAAGTTCTTGCTCTTCTATTATTTTGCCAATTGCAAATGGGCTCCCATCAGGAATTGCTTCTTCTCTTATTACTGGTCGAGGAATTGCTCTTTCTCCAAGCAATTCTTCGTTGACTATGGGAACCAAGGTGCATCGGCAGGATGGGTGCAAGGGAGGCCCCTTTATATCTTCGTAATTCAAATTCAATCCCTGAAATGTATCTCCTCTATTGAAAAAGTTTTGCCCCAACCCAATTATTCTGCCATCCATCTTAGAGCAGTATGGACATGTTCTATCATCAAATGCAGCCACCCACTCTTTTGCATCTACTACTCCACTTTGAATATATGCTTGCTCTTGGCCATAGTTGCTTGCTCTGATAACTTCGCTTCGTGCTATTCTTTGCGCTCTATAATTACCTTCTTTGTTTTCACCAAAGCCAAATAGCATCTTTATTCTTTCTTTTATTGTTGGTATTGATTCGCCTTCTTCAAATCCACGATTCAGTTGGCTCTTTAATTCTCTCTGCGTATATTCATTCACGTCAAATGAGAATCTAAAGCTTCTGTCGTTGACAAATTGAGTTACGTTTGGATTCAATGCATCAAATCGCAATTGCACATTCCCTTCGGCATCAAGAAGTGGATTTTCTGCTTTGGTGACAAGTTCTTGAAAAGATTTTTGTTTTTTATTCCCTTTTGAAAAATAATCTTGAAGAATGGTTCTAATATTTATATGCTCTTGTGAATTATCCCCATATTCTTTTCTTAATTCATCTCCTAATTTTTTTTCTGCTCGTGTAATTGCTCCACGTTGACCGTAAGTAGTATATTTGTCTCCTCTATATTCACCATATTTATCAAATATCATTTCATGTAATTTTGCACGTGCTTGTTCAATCTTTTTATACGCATCTATAATACCAATAGGAATTGGTTTATTTTTATAAGTAATTTTTTGCGATACTTTCGTTTCTTTTTTCCCTTGTCCTGGCCTTGGCCCACTTCCTGGTCCACCTTTAATAATTAATTCCTTCTTTATAAATTTATTCAGCCCACTCATTGCTGCTTCGCCATTGTGCTCAACTATTTCTGCAAGTATATCTTGCATTGACTTTTGCAGAATCTTGCCCCACTTGACCGTGTCGAATTTCACTTCAGGAGTCAAGTCTTTTTTCTTTGTCTTGCCTTGCTCCTTATCCGCTATATTCATCACTCATCTTCCTCTATAAGTTCATCAAGCCAACCCATTTCATCATCTGTAAAATCTACTTGGTCAATGTCGCAACCAAACAGTTCAGCAGCATCCGATTCTGTCATTCTTGAAGCGGCATACATTTCCTCTATTTCTTCAATTGACTTATTCGCTTCTTCTTCGTCAATGAAAGGGCATACTTCAATTTCTTGTCCATCTATCTCGAACGTTCTCTTTTCCATACACATCTCCTTATTATATTATAACTTATTCTTCAATAAATTCTAATATCCACTCATTGATGCTCTTTGTCTTTTCAGTGAATGCAATTCCCTTCTTCCAAGGTTCCCACTTCTGCTTGTCTATATATGATTCAAATGCCATACCAGGAGTATTGCACAATATCCCAGATACGTGCTTCGTTACTTCTTTGACTGCCTTTTCAAATTCTTTTTCCGTCTTTGGCTTCTTGATTGCGCTCATTACTTTTTCTGCTTCTTGATTCGCCTTGAGCGTTCTGTAGTCTTTTACAATGAAGCCTGTCTTAGTCTTGCTGTACTTCAACAGCGTAGATTCGTCAGTGTCAAATATCCTTCCATTTTTCCCCGCTTTACTCTTTCTTTGAATTAGGTCTGCTGCTATCTTTGGGTCTTTTATTTCTGCCTTGTAAATCGTTCCTTTTTTTGCAGGCAGTTCTACATATACCTGCTTCTTATTCACAAATACATGCTGGCCAAGCAATGTTATTGCGCCATATGCTTTCTTTGCCCCAACTCTTTCCGGGTTGTCATTCTCGTCTGTAGGTCTTATTCCTGTAGACATAATCATTCTCAGGCAAGAAGCAGTGTCTTTTGACTTGCCCTTTAAAGACTTGATGTCTGCATCTACAGCACTATATAGCTTTTTGAATTGAGGTTGGAGTCTTTGGTTTACTCGCCTTTGCTTTTCTGCACTTGCTCTCTCATCGTGTGCTTTGCTATATAGTGGTTGAACGTCTCCATTCTTGTCAAGCCCTTCTACCTGCACTTCGCACTTCTTTGACTTGTTTATATAGACTTCAGCCCACGCTGGTGGGATTCTTTTGTCAGTAGCTGGAATTGGCGAACCATCTTCAAATTTAAGTTTGCCAGGAACAGCAACCTTTACCTTTTCGCCAGTCTTTTTATTTACCTTTTCAATGATGGTGTCCTTTTCTCTGATTGTCCTATATAGCTTGTCGCCAGTTTTCTTCTTTGTAATTATTGAATATTTGCCTTCTTTGCTAATGTTGCCTCTTGTATCAGCACCAGCGAATCTTTCTATCTTAGACCTGTCTTTCTTTGGCTTGTCTTCTTCTTTCTTTGCTTGCACGCCAGATGTGCTACCTCTGCGAAAGCGTTCATGTCCAGTTAATGCTGACTCTGGTTTCCCTTGGTGTGCAAATCTGGGACTGCCAGGAGCATTCCAAGAACCAGAACCGTGTCCACCTTTCTGCTTTATATCTTCCTTGTCTTCAATTTCAATTAAGTCATTTTCAGAATCATATTTCCACTTGTCATAAAGCGTCATTTGCTTGCCTCCTTCCTTAACGACCACATTCATAAATTCTTTTGCTATTTCTCTTGGCTGAATCAGCTCATCTACTTTTATGTATATATAATCGCCTTTCGGTTCTATCTTTCTAATTTTAAATGACGTATATTTAGATACTAATATCTCGTTCTCGTGAGGATTAGCAGATAAGTGCTTAATTGAAGTGCCATTGTCAGAGCCAGGAAGCATAAATATTACATTCTTCCTTGCAGTAAACCCTTCTACCTTGGAAAAGTCCTGTGCAATCTTTTCATCGTCGCTCCAAGACGATACGCCTTTCATGTTAATTACCTTGCCTTCTTTCCAATGAGATATATTTTGCATATTCAATCCACGATACAAACTTCCATTCCCATCCCACTTTGGCGAATTGTCAATAAACTCTTCTATCTTTTCAGCAGTCTCTTTGTCTCTTCCACTTCTGATTTTAGCATAGTCAACGCCAGAATACCTTACAATGCTGTCGAAGTATTCTTCCGCTTTTTGCTTATTCGTTGCAGTGTCCTCTACGAGCTGTCTAAGAACTTCTTCTTTTTGGTGAATAGATAACCCACTTACGTGACCTCTGACTCGCCTGCGTCTTCCTGGCTTATCTGGGCGGTGCGTTCTATGCCCTCTTATTCCACTGCCAGGACCGCCTTTAGATACTGGAAGTGCATCAAGCTGGTCAAATACTTCTTGCATCTGCTGACTGAGGATTTCAGTCATCTGCTTTTCTATCTTCTGCTCAAAGTACTCGTTGCGCTTTATGTAGTTCTTCCAGTAGTTGTCCTTTGACTTTTCAGATAGCTCTTTCTGAACAAGCTCTCTGACTTGGGAGAGGATAGATTTTTGGCGAATGCCTTCTAAACTCATATTACCAGCTACCACTTTTAAGGCCATGTTCATCCATTTTTCTCCAGTGATAATCAGCTTTCTTTTGATTGCCAATACGTTTATAAGCACTATGAGCGCCAAAGTGACAATTAGCTGCCTTTTCATGCGCTGCTCTAATTTTTTCCTTGCTATATTTCCCTTCCTTCATCTTATTTGCTTTTTTAGAATAGAATTCTGCGTTTTTAGCATAAGAATCTGCTAAATTTGATAAATCTGAATCTCCTGCTTGCACGCCTGATGTACTCCCTCTATGAAATCTTTCATGTCCTGTCAATACTGATTCTGGATTACTCTGATGCGCAAATCTGGGTTTGCCTGGGCCATCATAATTGCCAGAGCCAGGACCGCCTTTAATTTCAATATTATCTTCTTCGATAAAGTTATTCTCATGAGGCTCCCTTCCACTCTTTATCCCATATTTCCGAACAATTTCCTCCACATTGATTTTTTCAATAGCTTCTACTGTCGTTTTTACAAAAATTGATTTTTTCATCTTAACCTCCATATTATATTATAACATTATTAAAGACGAATACTCATATTGCCAATCCTCTTGATTCCTTTATCTCTTTGGCTATCACTTCAGCAAGTGCATTACTTATAAATTCTTTTGTTTCGTCAGATAAATTGTCATCTTCCCACGTTGCGCCTTCATCAAATGCGCTTTCTTCTTCATATGGTGCTTCTTCTGGTGGGGGTTCAGGTTTCTCACCTGTATATGGAACTTCACTTTGCTGACCAACTGGCAAGTCACCCCAAGAGGATTTGTCAAGGCCAAGCTTTTCTCTTTCTTCGCTGATTGAGGTTACTTTCATTCTAAGGTTGCTTTCACGTTCTTTTAGAATAAATTCTTTATTCTCTGGCACTGGGTCGTCAAATAGCAAGAACATTCGTTCGTCGAACATAGGGACAAGTCTTTCATTCGTCTTCTCTTGCCACCTGATGCACCTTGGTGCTATTGTATCCTTCATGTATGAATAGTTGCCTGCTTCTGCATTTGCCCTGTTTACATCGTCAGTAGTCAACTTGCTAATTGGCACTCCATATCCACCAGCGATTTCTTCTCTTGTCCACTTTCTTCCAAGCAAGTTGTTCATGTCTTTTGGCGATACATTTAATTGCTTTATGTCAAATCCACCTTCAAGCCATGCAGTCTTCCCTGCATTCCCAGCACCCATATACGTCTTGTTCCAACGAGTAAGTATTCTCTTCCAATCGCTTTCCTGATAATTTACATCTTTTGGGCCAATGAGTGCTATTGGAGGAATGCCAGCGTTGTCCACCATCTTTTGCTCATACGTCATGTAGGAAAGATTTAAATTGTACGAGTCAGCCATTGCTTGGAGAGGAGACCAGCCATAGTATGGGTCTTTAGGGTTTGGAAACTTGTAGTGAATTATTTCATCTACAGTAAATGGTATTTCTGTCCCATCTGGATTTCTATATATGTATCCAGCAATCCAATCTTGCTTGCTGGGTACAATAGACATTTTGTCAGGAGGGAGAATCCACAAAGACGATGGCACTCCCATTGCATTCTTTACTACATATACATAAGCATTGCCAGTAAGTTCAAGATGTAGGTCAATCATTTCAAGCAACTCAAATCTATTCATAAATTGGTTGACGTTCTTGAGCATGTCAAGCAATGGATGTGAAGTCACTTCTTCCATATCTATTGATTTCCTCACACACTCAAGATTAGATACTGAACTTTGATATATGTACTTCTTCATTTCAGAAGATATCTGCTTCGTCTTGACTATCACTTTATCTTTCTTTGATTGCTTTGTTACATATAACTTTAAATTTTGCTGAGCGAATGAAGTTGCGTTCTTGTTGGCACATACATATACCCAAGACTTATAAGCATTCAGAAGAGATGCAGTATTCTGAGGTATAAGCAGGTTTCTATTTTTGTCCATCCACGAAGGGACAGTATCTGATACTTTCCCTATGTCTTCTTTCTTCATCTTCGTTGCCTTTATCTTATACCCGAATATGTTCATTTTGTCTCCTTGCTTTCTTTCATTGTACTGCCTCCATTGGATATCCATATCGCTCTTCAAATATAACTTTCAGCCTTTCTTCTCTTGTAAGCTTTGCATCTTCAACGCTTATATCTTCTATGTCAATGGGAAGCCCATTTGCTAAATCTATAATTGGTTCAACCTTTTTCTTTTCTTCATATTCGTCAGAAGTCACTATCCACTTTTCAGCTCTTTGCTGAAAGAACGAAAGTGCCTGAGACGTGGAGTCAACTTGGTCGTCGTTCTCGCCATTTGGGAACATTGACATTTCTTCAAGGTAGTCGTGCAGCCAAGTTGCTGTATCTGGAAGGAATACTCTACCAGCTTCAATCATTGGTGATACAATGTCAAGTCTTACTACCTTGCTTTTGTGAACCGTTATTGGCATCAATGGTATGCCTGTCTGCATCTTCAATGACTGATATGCTGGCTTCCCAGAAGCGGCATATTCAACAACCACCACACTTGGATTATATTTAGAATATAGCAATTTCATCTGACGTATCAACTCAGGGAATTCCATTTGCCTTCTATATACATCAATCAAATAAATGCCTCTTGCTCCTTTACCCCAAGTTGTGCACACTGAATATGAACCATCGCCACTTTCTTCAAATGCACAATCCCACGACTGAACAATCATTTGCATTTCAGGTAAAGCATTGTGGTTGTATTCTTGCCACCAACTTCTCTTGATTAACTGACCTTCTACTGCTGATGGTCTTTGCTGATACAATGCACTCCAAGTAGTTGAGCCAACGTCATTCTTTGTTTGGTCTGCCCACTTCTTGTCAAATCCATACTCTGGCCAAAGCGTCTCGTTGACTTTCCTTCCGAGCAAATCATTGTCAGAATCACACAAAGCAGCCAATGAAATAATCTTCCATCGGTCTTTGTCGTCTCCACCATCTTCTCTATATCTTGGATTCAGCAATCTGCCAACAAGGTCGTCTTCATGCCAACGAGTAAGGATAATAATCACTGCTCCATTAGGCTGCAAACGTGTTCTAAGCGTGTTTTTCCACTCCTCCCATATTTTATCCCTATAAGTTATTGAATAAGCTTCTTCTCTGTTACTTGATTGGGTACGTCAATTAGAAGCAAATCAGCACCTTCACCAGTTATTGAAACCGACCAATGCCTAGTTGATAGCATTCNNCCACGTTGAGAAATCAACGTCTTCCCATCTTCAGCAATAGTTGCTACTCCCCAATCGCTGCTTGACGATACACCAACTCCCCATTCAGGCAATGCTATGTTGAATATGTCTCTTCCAAACTCCTTGATTTTCTGCTTGTTCAATCTGCCAAATCTCTTAGCAAGCCTGTCGCCATATGATACTTCAATGACTCTTCTTGCTGGATTTCTGCCAATGAAATATGAAGGGAATGTTTCTGATACAGTCATTGACTTTGAATGCCTTGGTGGCAAGCAAAGAATCAATCTGTCTATCTCGCCTTTTTCTACTTTGTCAAGAGCATTGCATATGAGCTTCGTATGTCTTCCGTGCATGTAGAATCCACGATGCACATATGTAAGATAAAATTCATAGTCGTGCTTAGCAAGCAAATCCCACTGCTTTTCAAGTGGGGTTCGTTCTACTTTGTTTTCAACTGGGAATCTTCTATTGAGTATAGGCAATTATATTCCTTCTACTACATGTCTTGAGTGACATCATATTCTTTGTCGTAGCCATTCCCATTTGATGGAAGGATTACAGGAAGCTTCTTTGATGCTGTTATGTATTGCCTGTTTCTGTTATATAGGTTCTTCAATAATGCTTTCGTTTCATCGTCTTCTGCTATTTGCTTTTCAATCAGATTCGCATTTTCAGTGACTATCTTTTCTGTTCTTTCAGTTACATCTCCACGCATCAACAAGTCGAGCTTCACCAGCTTCTCGAAGTCGTCTGCACTATATATCAATGTCTTGTATGGAATAATATCTTTGGGATTCTTAGCTTTCCTGTTCACTGTTCTTACCTTGTCATTGTACTCATGTATGTTGTCAATCATCTCTTTGACAAGCGTATGAATGATGCTGCTGTACTCTATCTTGACATTTACAATAGTGTTGATTGACCTTGCTCTAAGCACCATTGCCACTTCTGTATCTCGCTTTACTACCTTGGATTCCCAATTGTATTTCCTGCGCCACTTGTACAGCCTCAACAGCGTATGTCCAGTCTTCTTCGCAAGTGCTTTCAGTGTTCTGTTCTCTCCCAATGCATAGTACTGCTCGAATACGTATGACTGCTCTGCACTGCAATAGTCTGTCATTGCCTGCTTGTCTTTAGTAAGGACTTTGAACGCAGCTTTCCAACGTTCTGTTCCGTTCATGCCCTTTGCTTCTTCTACTTCTTTCATGATTTCTTCGATTAGAACTTTTACGCTTGCAAGATTCTGACTTTTTATCCTTCTTTTTATTCTCGGCATAGCAATACCCTATCCTCCAATTTTGTTCCTATTAATATAAATATATTTATGCGATGAGTTTGTATTAAACCAAGAGATTTTCATCCCATTCTACTGCTTTCCTGAGAATCTTCAATGCTCTTTCTTTTTTCTGACGAATGAATTCTCTGCTGCAATTCAATTTTCTTGCAACTTCAGCATTCGACATGTCTTCTACATAGAGGAGTTCGAGGATTTTCTTCTCAGATGGCTTGAGGAGCCTTGACGAATTGACAATGCCGTCGAAGTCTATTTTCTCGAATACGTGGTGGTTGCTGTCCTGACAGATGTACTCGTCGAATACAAAGTTCTCCACCTCGTTGAATGGGTTTTCCCACTGGGCTGC